CAAATGTAGCGATTCGATATATAACCCCTGAAAACCTATATTCGGGCGCTGTAGATTTTACTGTAGGTGAAATTTTGCGCGGAGGCACATCTCTTGCAACCGGAAATATTGCATCTATAGTGGCGCCCGAAATACAACACAATACCGGCAAAGCTTTGTATGTTGAAAATCGTAGTAAAATAACAAGACAATCTGACCAGGCAGAAAATATTCACATAGTTATAGAATTTTAATTCTAGGATATAAAAAATGATTATAAATTTAACAACTTCTCCGTATTATGACGATTTTGATCCTCAAAAGAATTTTTATAGAATTCTTTTTAAGCCTGGCGTGCCTGTTCAAGCAAGAGAATTAACTCAGCTTCAAACTATCCTACAGAATCAAATTAAGTCGTTTGCCAGTCACATTTTTGTTGACGGCACACGGGCATCAAAAGAAAATCCAAGTGCTTTAGCAATAACAAATAATCAACACAAATCTCTTAAATTAACAGGTATGAGTGTTGCGAATATTAATACTTATTTGGGAACGTATGTAACCGGCGCAACATCTAATACTTTTGGAAAAGTTGAATTTGTATTTAATGCAGACACCCCTACAATTGGTGATCCGCATACGGTAGTGTTTAGACCATCAAAAGGTAACGGTGAATTTATATCAGGAGAAACTGTATATTTTTATTCCGATATCGATTCTGCGCAAATAAAATCCAACATATATGTTGGTACAGAAACATTAGTCGAAGATATTGATATTTCGATTACAGGTACAACAGAGCAATATTCTGAAAAAATTACATCTATAACGGCATCTACCAATTTAAAGGTGGGAGATCAATTATATGCAGTTGATGGATTTGGTGTTTCTCCTTTGTATGTAATCGAGGTGTTATCTGCAACATCTGTTAGACTAAATGATAACTTAGCAACAACCGGAACAGGTATATCCTTACAGTTTAAGCGAAAAGGGTCCAGTGCAACTGCTGTACTAAGTGCATCTTCTGGAATTTATTATAAAAAAGGATTTTTTATAAATGTAGAATCTCAAGCAATTGTTCCGCAAAAATACGCACCATACCCCGACAAAAAAGCTGTCATTTATAGGTATACGGAATCTACAGTAAATTATAATGATGATTCCAGTTTACTAGATCCCGCATTTGGTAGCTCTAATTATCTTGCACCCGGTGCAGATAGATTAAAAGTTACATTAACCTTGGATACAGTAGATTTAGATGCAGATTTTAAAGCGGATGTTACAGATGATTATGTAGCAATTGCAAAATTTATTGATGGAAAAAATATATTAAACTATTCTGCGGTTGATACTACATACTCCGCACTTTCAGATAAGCTTGCTGAAAGAACATATGACGAATCCGGAAACTATAGTATAGAACCATTTAGATTATCATCTGCGGGTTCAACGAGTTCAGGTGAAGATAATAGATTTTTTATCAGTAAAGGAAAAGCTTACATAGGTGGTTATGAAATTAAAACATCTGACAAAACAGAATTAATTGTTCCAAAAGCAAGAGATTTTGAAACAATAGTAGAAACAGATGTTAACACTTATTTTGGTAGATATGTATTAATAAATTCTCCAAAATATGGGCTATTTGACCCCGAAACCTTTACACTAAGAGATTATTGGGAAGCCCATAATACAACAAATACTGCTGCCATGAGTTCGAATACTCGGGTAGGATATATTTCACCTAAATTCTTAAAATATGAATCAGGCTCAAATACTACAGCTGTGTATAGATTTTATTGGTTTAACTTTGAACAAACAAGTACTACTTCAAATGCTACTTCTATACGTTCAATCATAAGTGTCGGCAATGATTATTCTAATATTGAAGGAAACTACGGTACATACGCAAATCCGCTTTTCTTCGCAAACATTGCTGCGAATGCGGGCGGGTTAGAACCAATATCTAACAATCTTGTTATTTTTGAATCAACACAAAACAGCAGGTATGTATTTCCTATTAATAATTCTTATGTTAAAGATGTTACCAATATAAACACCGTTTATACGAAATTATATTCCAATGTACAAATGACCAACGGAGTTGCGTCTATTACAACATCTTCGCCTAATAAATTTGTGGGTAGTGCAGGTGATTCTCTAACAAAATATTATTCTCAACAATATTATACTATTATAGTTAAGAAAAAAGAAGATACGACTACAGGTAATCCAAATTACTTCACGGGCGCGTATGTGGATTCTTCAACTGTGACATTAGATTTAGATTTGAATAAAACTAATATGACTATTACGCATGCTAATAGTTTAGTTGCTGCCAAATTAGACATTATCGCAACTTTGCAAACTAATGAAGAAACAATAAGAACAAAAACGTTGGAACAAAATTGGCCGGTTGTTACTGATATTAATTCAAACGACTGGATTACTTTGTTTTATCCAGATATAACGGCATTAAAAAATGTTTATAAGATTGATTCTGGTACAAATTTTCACGGAAAATATCTTAATGCAAATACATATAGCGCGGGAAAATATGTTTCGTATGAAGACAGATTATATAAAGCGTTAGTAACTACAAACGAGGCAGTTAGTAATACAAATGCGTGGTCAAAAGTAAGTCCCCAATCATTGTTATTATATACTTTAGATGATGGGCAACGAGACTTTGTGTATGATTGGGGTAGAATAAAATTTCTAGGACAGAATGCTGCAAATGTTGGTAATGTGGTTGTTATTGTTGATTATTTTGAACACGGTGGAGGGACAGGACCATTTACAGTAAATTCATATGCAAACACTCTATATGCTAAAATTCCAACCTATAGATCTCCTGAGGGTGCAGCAACATTTAATTTAAGAGATTGCTTGGACTTTAGACCAGCAAGAATTAAATATCCTATAACCGGTTTTACATATAGAACAACTACCGTTTCTAGACCGGATCCACTGGCAGTTCCAGGGACACAGGTTGATTTACAATATTATTTGCCAAGAATTGACAGAGTATATGTGCAAACAACAGATGTTAAAGCCGATACAGCTAAACAAACTGGCAACAAATTTAGATTAGATTTGGGAACATCTTCAGTAACACCAAAAGCTCCTTTAGACAAATCTAATAGAACACAACAATTGATTGCCACAATTGTGTCTCCTCCATATACTGCGTCATCAAGCAGCGCCAAAGTAATACATACAAATTATAATAGATATACTATGAAAAGTATTGGTATTATTTCTTCAAGGTTAACTTCTTTGGAAAAACGAGTACAACGTCAAAGCATTGAAATTGCAGCATTAAACAATAAAGTATTTGATAGAGGCGGCATACAAGGTAATGTATTATATACTACAGGCATTTTTGTTGAAGATTTTAGCAATCATAACGCAGCATTAATAACAAGTCCATACTTTACTGCAACAATTAATACTAATAAAAAAGAATGCAGACCTTCTTTTTCTGGCGCGCACCATAAATTATCTTTTATAACAGATCCCGATGTTAGATATCGCGATGATTTAATTACCATGCTATATACTGAACAACAAATTACAGGACAAATTGTACCTACGGGGGTTCCTCAAAACATTCAGGGAAATACCACAATAGTACAATCTACTCAAATTAATTCTAGCGGAACACTACAGGGTGGCGGCAAGGCTGATTCATATCCTAACTCATTTTCGGGGTCTGGTGGGTTTGCAACGAATGCAGTTAGAAATCTTACTGTAAGAGAAACTACTGAGGAAGACAGTATTGATTATGCTGCTAGAGTTACCGAAATAGAAAACGATGTTGCTGCAACTGCAGCGCAAGCTGCGGTGACGAACGACGATACGGTAGTAAGTGTCTCTGCTGACGTTCTCAATTCTCATCATGACCGCGGGGAAAATCAGGGCAACGCGCCCCAAAATGGGTTAGATCAATCAAGTTTTGGAGTGTCGGACGATGGCGGCAGAGCTACACCGTTTGGTGGCGCAACTGGCATTGGCTACGGTGGCGGTGGCGGCAAACCAGGCGATGTGTTGTCTGATGCAATGATGGCTGTTTGAAATTTTGCAAAACTCGTAGAAATATTAAAGGAATTAACAAATGATACAACTTGATAATTTAAACGTGCAAGGCATGTCCAATGGCGCAATATCATTTTTTGGTAATGTTGTTCGAGATCTGCAAGTAACATATGGTTCAAATGCACAAGGTTGGTTAAACGTTGTTAACGATTTAGATGACATTATATATGCAGATCATATAAGATCAGTGGGACTGGATACAACAGAAACATTTTTATATCAATCATATTATATTGTAAATAACAGAAACGCATTTGTGGATAGATCAAATGTAGACTATCTAGAAGTGAGAGCAAACATAAATGTTTCTGACGGAGTAATTGCACCTCATTATGGCGTATTAATTTATCCAAAAAGTTTTTCCGGAAATGTTACCGCAAACGCAATTGCTCTTCAAAATTTTATATCACAAACACTTGATAATAACAATACATATATTGCAGCAAACGTAGTTTCATCAAAACAATATTCGATAGATAATGGATTTGTAAGTGATTACGCATCAATTGATAGTACTAGTTTTGATACTGCAGGTATTGTTCCTCAATTACAAGATGCAGGTGAAGCAAAATTGGCTTTACTTAAAACAGCGTTAGTAAATAGTAGATTTATAGAGTAAGGGTCAACAAAATGAGTGCTTTAAGTAGTTATACACGAGGTGGCGTTAATGGTGTTTACAATTTTACAATTACGGGTGCACCACCATACACATCATTAAAAACATTTATAAATGGATTAGATTATAGCAAGTTAGTTACTCCTGATCCTATTCCAGGGCAAGATAATGATGTCTTATATTTTTCAGGAGACCCTTTAATAACTAACGCCGAAGGATATGTTTCGGGTAAAATAATTATCGCAAGAACATATTCATTAGTAATTGACGGCCAAGTAAATGTATCTTTTATTGATTCAGGCCAAAGTAGCGGTGGCGAGGACTCTGTTAGTACAATCGTTGCAAGATTTGCAATTACAGGGGTATCTTCACTCCCGGATACATCTGTAGATAGTACACGAAGTAGTACAGTAATTACTTCAACCACTTCATCCGTTGCTGAAACAAATGTTGCGGATGCTGCAAAATTAGGGGGAGCGGTATCAATATTAACTCCGTTTACACAAACATTTTTTGTTGATGCAACAAAATATCCAAAAGGATTATTTTTATCATCGGTTAATTTATGGTTTGCCACAAAAGATAGTAAGGCTCCGGTATCAATAGAATTAAGAAAAGTTATCGGCGGCGTTCCTTCATCAAACGAAATTATACCGGGATCGGTTTGTGTGGTGCCGGCGGCCGCAGTAAATGTCCCTGCAAATGCTTTAATAACTACATCATTAGCTGCTCAGTCTTCATATACATCATTCCCGGTGCTTTCAAAATTACCACCGGGTGAGTATGGAATTTCCATTTTAACAGATTCAAAGGATTATTCTATATATACTGCAATATTTGGAGAACCTGGGCCAGGAACGATGGGGCCTGCACAAAAAGAACCCTATATAGGGAAATTATTTAAATCGCAAAATACTAATACTTGGTTGGAAGAAATAAATAAATGTTTATGTTTTTCAGTAAATAAAGCTGTTTTTGCAAAAGGAACTGCATTTTTTGAATTACAAAATGAAGCAATACCCGAAACAATTTACGATAGTGTTTTATTGGATGCTTTAACTACCGGCGAAGGTGAAGTAAGTGGTATTTCTTATTCAATTAATACGGTAAATGAACTATCATCTCCCGGAAATTTATCCGGTGCGGTTGCTATAAATCAAAATTCTTCTACAGTTTTAGATAGACGGAAAAAAGCAATTGCAAAAGGGGATATAAAAATAGGAGTGACATTTACAAATGATTCTGCAGATGTATCTCCATTATTAGATAAATCTAGATTATCATTGTACACATTTGCTAACGAACTTAATAGTCCTTTTGACCAAGATACTCGAGATTCTGAGTTATTGCCAACAGGGGGAGTAGCACTTAGTAGATATATTAGTAAAGTTATTACTCTTGCATCTGGATTTGATTCAACTGGTTTAGAAGTTAAATTGGATGTTAACAGGAAATATGGCACAGATATAGACGTTTTCTGCAGAGTAAAAAGCGCGTTGGATATTAATACCGATAATAATATAGATAATTTGCCATGGAGAAGAATGCCATTGTATAATCAAAATGCCACAGTTACTGCTCCGGACAGTCTAGAGGGCAAAAAGTCTTATGCAGGGTATTCGGAAGACTTTTTTACAGAAGTATATAAGATTTTGGAAACAGATTCTGAAACAACAACCGGCTTTGCAAATCTAGAATATGAAACGTTGGTAGGTGAGACAATAACAACATTTAAAGATTTTAATAAGTTTCAGATTAAAGTTGTATTCTATTCTCATGATAAAACAGTTGTACCTAAAATTAGAAATTTAATAGCAACATCGGTGATATAAAATGTATGTAAAAATAGAAGATGAAAATAGATTTGTAAAGAATGTTAGAAATAAAGCATTGGTTAACATTGATGTGGTTGGATTAAAAGAGTATAAAAATAAAAAAGAGTTAACTCGTCAGGTAACTGATATCTCAGGTGAAATAAATAATATGAAATCCGAAATGTCTGAGATAAAATCTCTTTTGCAACAATTAGTAAAACAGAATTTGGAAAAATAAATGCCATCTTATTCAATCAGTAATGTTAACGTAGGTACTTACCCAAATGATGGGCAAGGGGATTCCTTACGTACAGCATTTGTAAAAGTAAATCAAAATTTTGACAATGTATATGCGTATGCTAATTTGGCATATTATAGTGGAGGAGGTGGCGGAAGTAGTAATTTTGAAGGTTGGCCTGATATTACTTCTACAAATTTAACTATATTGGCGAATAAACTTGCAAATGTCGCGCCTGTGAATCTCACGTTGTTAGCAAATGCCTTAGCAAACGTAACTACTGTTAATTTGGGGCAATTACAAAACGCATTGGTTAATGTAAATGTAACATCTTTAACAAATTTTACAAATGTATTTAATTCAATAACTGCGAATGCAAATGTTCGCGCAATTTCTTTAGTTTCAAATCTTTCAGCTAACGGAACAGCAAATGGACAATCTGTTTATAATACTACAGATGGCGGATTATATATTTGGAATGGAACTGCTTGGGTAAGCCCCGGTGCATCATTTACACCTACTTCTAATTCTATTAGCGGTGTTGAAATATTTACAACTTTCTCATTGCCTACCGGCCCAGGAGATGGTAGAGATTTTAACGGCAGACAAGGATTTTATGAAAGTAATCTTTATCTTTTTACAGGTGGTGCGTGGTCATCTTACAATAGTTTTATTACAGGTTCCGGTACACCTGTTTTATCAGCTGGCATTATTACTGCAACTGAATTAGCTGCAGGCGCTGTTATTGCAGGTAAGATTGCAGCAGGTGCTATCAGAGCAACAGATATTGCTGCAGCAAATATCACCGCAAGTTTAATAGCATCAAACGCTATTATTGCTGGTAAAATTGATGCTGGCGTAATCAGTGCTCGAGAAGTTGCAACAGATGCAATAACAGCTTCAAAAATTGCAGCAAATGCAATTATTGCTGATAAAATTGAAGCGAATGCTGTAACAACAAATAAAATTGAAGCAAACGCAATCACAGCAGCAAAAATAGCAGTAGATGCGGTTTATGCTAACGCAATTCAATCAAATTCTATTGACACGAGAGTAATTAGAGCAAACGCAATTACAGCTGTACAATTAGCAGTAGATGCGGTTTATGCTAACGCAATTCAATCAAATTCTATTGATACTAGAATGTTGCGTGCAAATATTATTACTACTGTAGAACTTGCCACAAATGCAGTATTTGCAGAAAATATTTCAGCAAATGCAATTACATCAAATTCTATTGATGCTAACGCAATTACTACAGTTCACCTCAGTGCAAACTCAGTAACTGCGGCCAAGATTGATTCTAGAGGATTGTCAATTAGAGATCTAAACGGCAATATATTATTCTCAGCTGGTACAGGAATAGGTTTCCTCAGTAATATTTCTATTGATGGTAATACTGTAATTACCGGCACGGGACAAACAATAACAGGATTAACCGGGGGGGCAATACCAAAATGGTTAGATTTAAATTATGATGCGGCGGGATTTATTGTTGACAATTATACCGGAGCAGCTATAAATCAACCTAATATATTATTAACAGCCAATCTAAATGGTATGGCGGGAACGGTAACATTTACAACTGACCCCGCAACTATAACATTAACATCGTTAGGTGATCCAAATACAAAGAAATTACAACTTGCAAATTGGTTGTCTGCAGAACCAAGTTATACAAACGTAAGAATAACCGCAAGTTTTGCATCGGCCGGGATAACTTATACTGATACTATCTTTTTATTTAAAGCAAACATCAGCGCAACACCCACACCAATAATGGTGTTATCCGATGAGGTAAGAGCAATACCAACAGATTCAGCTGGACAGGTTTTGGCCGGTGTTTTGTCTGGCGGAGGTTCAGTCACAACTACAGCCTCCGTATTAGAGGGTCCAACCGATATATCTAGTTCTTATGACTATGCGGCAGCATCTTCTGGGTGTACAATCTCATTTAGTTCTCGAACAGTAACTGTAACAGCTGTTAATTCGAATGTTGCAAATGTGGTAATTACCGCAACCGGTAAAGTGGCAACCAATAAATTCGGCACCCCTCCTTTAAGCAAAAAATTTAGTTTAGCTAAAGTACAACAAGGTACGAACGGTACAAACGGTACAAACGGTACAAATGGAACAGCCGGTGCTAGAGGTAGCGGCGTATTCTCAAGCGGTGTTGCTGGATTAAGTGCATGGAATGATACTACTGCAAACGGGGTAATTACCGGCGCAGGGTTAACAAAAGTTGTAAGAGATCAAGTAACATTGTATGCAACCCCGGTTACCTCATCTAGTTTTACACAAACACGATTCTGGGACGGCGCTGCTTGGGTAGCAGTTTCTGCATTTATTAGCGGAGGATTGCTTGTCGATGGCACAATTTCCGCAAATAAGATAGTAACAGATTCTATTACATCTGCACAAATTGCTGCAGGCGCAATCACTGCTTCAGAAATAGCTGCAGGCAATGTAACCTTAGATAAATTAAGAGCAGGCACTACTGCATTGCTAACAGGATATCAATTCTCATTGGGTGCAGTGGCAGGTATTAGAGTTGGTAATGTGGCGCTCAATCAGTCTGCAAATGCAGTTGTATTGGGATCAAGTAGTGTGGCGAACGTGTATGGCGGGTTGTTTGAATCAAAGGGCAATTACCCTGGTTTAGTATGCGGTACCCCCACTCTTTCAGGATTTACTAGAATTTCTGATTCAACATCGGCGTCTCTTAGAGACACTACTGCATTCCATGCATACAAAGGAGCAGATCCAACCTATACGTCTGCATTTACGCAGGCGTCATTAGCAAACCCAGTATTTGCAGGCAACTTTACCAGTCAGTCAAGAATTCTCTCACTTGCATCAGTCAATGGCGGATTCGTGCCCTCGGACAATTTGGTTCAATTAGGTATAGATCTAAGTACAGTATGGACTACTGCGAATCAAACGGTAGACTTAACAACTGCTGGCATAGTTAGCGGATCATTTCAACGTTCAAGTGCAATGGTAGGGCGAAATTTTGGTTTGGAAAAATATCCAGGATTTAGAACGTTAACATATTTTAATTATTCTAAAGGTACAGGAGATGCTGCATCCGGTGCGGCCGGAGGTGACACTTTCGCCGGACAATTTACATCTTATGCTCAAAGGTTACCCGCAATTCGTTCAACTGATTCCAATACTAATGTTAATACATCTTTTGTTAGATTGGGTACAGATTTGTCGTATCAATTTAGTTCATATAGCCCAACTAATGAAATGGGAAGAGCACTTTGGGTTACTAAGGGAGAGTCAAGATGGGAGGCGGGGTGCTCATCTTATTTCGACGGACCAGTTTATTTAAACGGCACGCTTCAAACATTTACCGGCGGCCACCCTGGATTATATTCTAAAGCGGAGACAATAGAACCAGGTGATATTGTAATAGACACCCCATATATTATACAAGGGGATATTAACAATGTATTGACAGTTGTTACAAAATCAACTACCCCGCAACAAAAATCAGCAATTGGAGTTTTTGTTGAAATTTCTTCAGGAAAACTACCGTTCATGCTTTTAAATACAATAAGAGGCGAAGAAGAAGTGTTAGTGGATGGAAAAACTATAATACAACCAAAAGTAGAAATTGAAACACTAAAACCCGAATATGAAGACTTGATGAATGATAATAATGTTTGTAAAATTAACGCATTGGGTGAAGGTTTAATTAATGTATGCGGTGAAAACGGAAATATTGAGATTGGCGATTATATCACAACATCTTCAATTCCAGGTAAAGGCATGAAACAAAGTGATGACTTAATGCGTAATTACACTGTAGCAAAATCAAGAGAAAATGTTACATTCTCATCACCAACCGAAGTTAAGCTAATTGCTTGTACTTATCACTGCGGATAATAAATGGCAACAACTAAAAATTTAGTAATAGACCAAGGCGCAACATTTAGCGCCAATATCCAATTTTTGGATAATAGCAAAAATCCAATATCGTTGACGGGATATAGTGCCCGTAGTCAAATGCGTAGATCATATTCTAGCGCAAATGCCACGACATTTACTGCAAATATTACTAATGCAACAACAGGTAACGTATCAATATCGTTAACCTCAAGTCAAACGGCCAACCTAATTGCAGGTAGATACATATATGATATAGAGGCAAATATAGCCGATACTATTGTAAGAATAGTAGAAGGTATTGTAACAGTTAACCCAGGAGTAACTCGATAATGGCTAGCGTAACATCTAGAGAACAATTAAAAGATTATTGCCTAAGACAATTAGGTGCTCCTGTAATTGAGATAAACGTCGATGACGATCAAGTTGAAGATCGTATTGATGATGCGTTTCAATTCTATCGTGAGTATCACTTCGATGCTGTAGAAAAATTATATTTAAAGCATGAGATAACAGCTAATAATATATCTAATCAGTATATTGAAATATCAAATGCTGTTGTAGGTGTTGAGAGAGTATTTCCGTTTATGAATAAGTCTACGGGAACTAACATCTTTGATATTAAATACCAAATTTTAATTAATGATTTGTATACTTTAATGTCTACAGATTTGATATACTATACTGCAGTTAGACAAGAACTTGAATTAATTAATCAATTACTTGTGGGACAAAAACCAATTCGATTCAATAGACATATGAATAGGTTACATATTGATATGGATTGGGCTGCAGATGTTGTTCCCGGCACATATATTATTGTAGAATGCTGGAGAATATTAGACCCAGATGTTTATACCGATGTATATAACGATATGTTCTTAAAAAGATATGCTACCGCCCAAATTAAAAAACAATGGGGTAATAATTTGAAGAAGTTTGCAGGTGTACAACTTCCTGGAGGAGTAACATTAAACGGTGAGATTATCTATCAGGAAGCAACCGAAGAAATTAGGCAAATTGAAACTGAAATACAGTCTAGATTCGAATTGCCTGTAGATATGTTTGTCGGTTAATTAATACTTCTTATCACTGAGCCTCATAGCATATACTAACATCGTGTCAATAGATTGTCAATAGAAACATAATATAAAATGGCAACCGTAAATCCATATTTTCAATCCGGCGTTCCTATGGGACGTTCTTCTGAACAAAATATCTATGAAGACTTAATCATAGAGTGTATGAAGATTTATGGTTTTGAATTATACTATTTACCTCGCAAAGCATACAATGAAGATCGTATTTTGGGAGAAGATCCTTTAAACAACTACGAACATGCTTATCCTATTGAGATGTATTTGGAAAGCAATACAGGTTTTGAGGGCCAGGGTGAATTCTTATCTAGATTTGGTGTAGAAACCGTTGAGAGCGCTAATTTTGTCGTCTCGAGAAAACGTTGGTTAGAGGTTGCTGGTAATACCGGCAATACTGTTTTGGCAACTCGACCAGCTGAAGGCGACATTCTTTTCTTTCCATTAACAAAGTCATATTTTGAAATACGCAAAGTAGAAGGGGATAAACCTTTCTATCAGGTTGGTAAACTTTATGTCTACAAATTAACTTGCGAATTAATGCAGTTCTCAAGCGAAGTTATTAACACGGGCATTGCTGAAATTGACACATACCCTGACGTAATAAATGAAGATGTTCGCAATTTTGTGTTACTGCAGGAGAATGGGGATGAATTACTTATTGAAGCAAATAGTGAATCTCCAATCGTCAACGAAACATATTCCACATTACACGCCGATGATGCTGGCGCACGAAATGAAGATTTTGACACTAATATTGCAGACATTTTAGATTTTAGTGAAAGAAATCCATTCGGAGAGGTATTTAAATAATGTTAGACCAAAGATTTTATTGGGGAACAATCCGAAAGGCAATTGTTGCGTTTGGCAATATGTTCAACAATATTAATGTTGAAAGAAGAGACGCTGACGGCAATATAATTCAAATATTAAAGGTTCCTTTATCTTATTCAGGCAAATCTAAAGCACTGGCCCGAATTCAGCAACGCCCAAATGTCGATGATCGCCAAGTGCAAATTATTGTACCACGAATTGCATTTGAGATGACAACTTTAAATTATGATTATAATCGTAAAATAAGTCCAGTGCAACAAAGTAGAGCAGTTAATTCAACTACAACCACTTTAGATTCACAGTATGCACCCACGCCGTACAATATTAATGTACAATTATATGTGTACGTTAAGAATCAAGATGATGGTTTGCAAATTATAGAACAAATCCTACCATATTTTAATCCTGATTATAATTTAACGATGAAGTCAATTCCTCAGTTAAATATTAAAAACGATTTGCCTATTATTTTAGATTCAGTTTCGTTTGAAGATAATTATGATGGTGATTTTGAAGATAGACGAACTATTATTTGGACATTGTCATTCACAATGAAACTTAATTTTTATGGTCCTGTTAATAAACAAGGCATTATTAAGAAGGTTGTTGCAAGCACATTTAATAATGCTAATTTATCTGAAAGAATAAATGTTATAACTACAACTCCTGATCCGTTGGATGCCAAACCGGGTGATAATATAGGATTTACAGATACGATTGAAGATTTTTAATGAAAAAAATTCCTGAACTAGATGCGTTATTTGATATAACTCCTGTAGATGAAACAGATTTGCCTACTACTTTACCTGCGGTTAGTGATTCTGAATCAAGAAAAATGGATCAGGAAGATGATTATCAATTAGCAAGAAATACTCTACGCAACCTTATAAATAAAAGTGAAGATACTTTAGATCAAATGATAGAGCTTGCTAAAAATTCAGAACATCCTAGAACATATGAAGTTGCCGGTCAACTAATTAAAACAGTTTCTGATGTAGCAAAAGACCTTATGGATTTGCAGAAAAAAGCTAAAGAGTTGAAAAAAGATGATCCCGATGGTCCGAGAAATATAACAACGAATAATAATGTTGTATTTGCTGGTTCTACTGCGGAACTAATGAAAATGCTAGGCAACAAAGACGACGGCAGAACAATTGAGCAATAAACAAATATCATATAACGGAAATCCCAATCTTAAACCAATTGGAACCGTACAACAATACACCTCAGATCAAGTTAAAGAGTTAATGCGGTGTATGAGTGACCCTATCTATTTTATAGAAACATATTGTAAAATTGTTTCATTAGATAAAGGTCTTATTAGTTTTAAACTTTACGAATGTCAAAAAGAAAAAGTAGGCGTTATACTTAATAATCGTAAAGTTATTCTGATGGAAGGTCGCCAACAAGGCAAAACCATTACATCTGCAGCATGTATTCTTTGGTACACACTATTTCAAGAAAATAAAACAGTTGCTATTCTGGCGAATAAATCGTCAGCTGCGCGAGAGGTACTTTCTCGATACGAACTAATGTATGAGATGCTTCCTATGTGGATGCAGCAAGGTGTTAAAACATTCAACAAGGGCGATATTGAACTTGAGAATGGATCTAAAGTATTTACTGCAGCAACAAGCTCATCTGGTATTCGAGGTAAATCTGTAAATTGGTTGTATATTGATGAGGCCGCTATTATTCCAAATAATGTTGCAGAAGATTTCTTTACTTCTGTTTATCCTACAATTTCTGCAGGCCAGACAACAAAGATTCTTCTCACATCTACCCCGCTAGGATATAATCACTTCTGGAAGTTCTGGAACGAAGCGGAACAAGGATTAAATGGATTTGTTCCAATGTTTATCCCATATAACAGAATTCCCGGTAGAGATGATAAATGGGCAGCTGAACAAAAATCAATGCTGGGTGAACTCAAGTTTAACCAAGAAGTTTTATGTAGATTCCTTGGTTCATCTAACACACTTATTAATCCCGATACGATTGCTGCTATGTCCACAAAGCAGTTTGTTTATACTAAAGACGGATTAGATATTCTAGAAGAACCGCAGGAAGAGCATGTATATATGCTAGTTGCTGATACTTCTCGAGGCGTCGGCGGAGATTACTCAGCATTTACTGTTATAGACATAACTGCGTATCCCTATACTGTAGTAGCTAAATATAGAAGTAACAGAATTAGTCCGTTGTTATTTCCCAACATTATTTACAAAGTAGCTAAAGATTACCACAAGGCATACTGTTTGGTAGAGATTAACGATAACGGACAACAAGTAGCGGATTCGCTGTATATGGACTTAGAGTACGAAAACGTATTCTTTGTGGGCAGTAGCAGTAAATCTGGACAATATCTTTCTGGCGGATTTACGCCAGGAGCAACACTGGGCGTAAGAACTACTAAACAAGTTAAACGTCTAGGAACAACGACATTTAAGAGTCTTGTAGAAGGTACAAAGTTACTAATACATGACCCTGAAATTATTGAAGAAATTTCTACATTTATCGAAGTTCGGGGAACGCATAAGGCAGATGAAGGTTACCATGATGATTTGGTAATGTGTCTTGTATTATTCTCATGGGCAACAAACGAACCGTTCTTTAAAGATTTAACAGATTCAAATCTTAGAAAAGTCTTATATGAAGAACAATTTAAGCAAATCGAGGAGAATCTAACTCCTTTTGGTATAGTAAATGATGGCCTTCCGCAAAAGGATGAGCCGGTGGTTATGGATGATGATGTGTGGTTTTCGGCGGATCCTGCAAAAGAAATGGAAAAACTTAAAACTAAATGGATGGAAAATGTCTAAAAACTTATACTTATAAATAAATAGTAATCAAATAGTTATATAACTATGTAAATCTTTAAGGAGAATAAGATGGCATTTCAGCTCTCACCAGGCGTACTAGTACAAGAAAAGGATTTAACTGCAATAGTCCCTTCTGTTGCTACTTCTGCCGGCGCATTTGCTGGCGCCTTCCAATGGGGACCTGTTGGGCAAGTTACCACCGTTGATTCGGAAAATAATTTAGTAAAATATTTTGGCGGACCGAATGATGAAAATTTTACATCATTTTTTACTGCAGCAAATTTTTTAACGTATGGTAACAATTTAAAACTAGTTCGTGTTGTGAATGAAGCGACCTCAAAAAACGCAATTGCTAACGCAAATGCAACAGCAATTGTAATTAAAAATTATGACGATTTTCTTGCTAGTAGATCAAGTGGTGGATATGGGTTAGGCGAATTCGCTGCCAAATATCCTGGTGCTTTGGGAAATTCATTAAAAGTTTCAATGGTTGACGGTAATACGTGGGCAGCGTATAATGGATTTTCTGGTAATGCATGGCCTTATCAAGCTGAATTTAACAGTGCTCCTGGCACATCTGTTTATGCTAGCACTTTAGCTGGTTCTAATGACGAATTGCACGTTATTGTTATAGATGAAGATGGAGCTTGGTCGGGTGTTAGAGATACTGTTTTAGAAAAATATTCGTATGTTTCAAAGGCATCAGAT